ACACAAGTTAACACAGCAAACTTCAAGGACCCTAGGATTAAAAACCCTGGGGTTTTTTGTTTTTAGAACAAAGGAAAAGATGAACTTAGAAGATTTTAAAAAACAAAGAAATGCCAAAGTGCTAGGTGAACACGAACTAGACGAAGATGCGCTGGAAAGGCTCATTGAAGAAAAGTTCAAACGTGCTCGAGCTTATCACCAAGCATTTCATAATCGCAGCGATGAACTTGTAGAGCAAGACTAATCGCAAAGTGTCAACAGGAAACGAGGTCCTGTGCTACACTCAAAACAAGCACAAACGGGCGGCCTGTAGGATGAAGCACTTCTTCTAGTGTGAAAAATTACAGCGTATTAAAGCATACTATCCTTCGGATCTTTAGCACAAGGGCTAGAGCAAGGCAATCAATAGTATGCTTTAATACACACATTCCTAAGAGTGTGTCAATAGGAAGGTAATGCAGCGGGGATGGTCCTGCGACTGGCCTTGAAAACCAGGTTCCGAGAAATCGGATGGAGTTCGACTCTTCTGCCTTCCGCCAATATCATGGAGAGTTGGGTGAGTGGTTAAACCAGCAGTTTGCTAAACTGTCATTCAGAAATGGGTGCATCAGTTCGAATCTGATACTCTCCGCCAATCATGCAGGATTAGTTCAGTGGAAGAACGACACGTTGCCAACGTGTAGGTCATCGGTTCGACCCCGATATCCTGCTCCATATTTGCCCTGTTATCCTTAATGGTAGAGGTCCGGTTTTGTAGTCCGGATGTAGTAGTTCGATTCTATTACAGGGCACCAAATTTATTCCGAGAAACCCGAGCAAGGTGCATGGGCGTGACTGTTAATCACTGGTTAGAAGAGTTCGATCCTCTTACTCGGAGCCAAGTTTTGTTAAAGTGTTAGCAAGAGAAAGTCACGCTGTCTAAGTTTCTTCGAAGGACCAAAACAGTAGAAGGTGATGGGTTCGACACCCACTAGGTCCATTGAGGCGACTAAACTGGACCGGTATCCCAAGTAACTTATCCTGACCCTGTCGACTTTATTACAAGGGAAAATGGTTGCGATGAGAGGGACGCAACTACTTTAACAAATTCAATATGCAACTTTAGCTGATGTGGTCATAGCAACGGCCTGAAGAGCCGATGAACCAGGTTCGATCCCTGGAGGTTGCACCAATTGCCCCAGTAGACAAATTGGCAAAGTCGTCTCTCTCAAAAGGAGAAATTTATTGCGGGTTCAACTCCCGCCTGGGGTACCAAGCAATGGGTCTTTGGTGAAATGGATATCATATCGGTCTTCGAAACCGTAAGGTAGGGGTTCGACTCCTCTAGGACCCGCCAAACATAGCCGCGTAGCTCAGTGGTAGAGCAACCGCTTGATAAGCGGTAGGCCGTTGGATCGTTCCCAACCGTGGCTACCAATTGCTCTTATAGTATAATGGCATTACACACCCTTGGTAAGGGTGAAACACAAGTTCAATTCTTGTTAGGAGCACCAATTTTTTAAAAGGAGATCTGTCATGACTAGTGACAAGAGTGATAAGATAACGGGGGTGAAACTTTAAGGTGAAGTAACTGGCTTTTAACCAGTAAAACTCGGATCGTTCCCGAGCACCCCTTCCAAAGACATTTTAGGTGTGGCCGTCGCCAAGCTGGTTAAGGCCTCGGATTGTGATTCCAATATGCGTGGGTTCGAGTCCCACCGGTCACCCCTAAAATGTTTTGGATGTATAGCATAATGGTAGTGCGCCTCCTTCATACGGAGTCCTGTGGTAGTTCAACTCTACTTACATCCACCAAGTATTTGTTCGGGAATAGTGTAATGGTAACACTACAGACTTTGACTCTGTCATTCTAGGTTCGAGCCCTAGTTCCCGTGCCATGCGTTAACTTATAGAAAGACGATAATGAAATTTAATATTCCACACATTAAAGAATTTATAGAAGCGCAAGGACCAGACACTCGTATCTATATTGGTGTAGATAGCGAACGAGTCAGAGGCCCTGACCAACAATGGTATGGTGTTTACACTGCGGCCATTGTGGTACACATCAACGGCAACAACGGTTGCAAGTTGTTTGGTGAAGTAACTAGAGAACGTGATTACGATCGTGTAAATCGACCAAACACCAGATTAATGACCGAAGTGTATAAAGTTAGTGAATTGTATTTAAAACTTGCGGAAGTTCTTGAAGATCGTGAAGTTGAAGTTCATCTAGACATCAATCCAAATGATCATCACGCAAGTTCTAATGTAGTAACACAGGCGATTGGCTACATCAAAGGCACTTGCAATGTTGTTCCTTTGGTCAAGCCAGATGCGTTTGCGGCCAGTTACGCGGCGGATAGAATGAGAAGTTTAAAAGTAGCAAATGGGTGAGTGACGGAATTGGTATACGTGTTGGTCTTAGAAACCAAATTTTGGGAGTTCGAGTCTCCCCTTACCTACCACGGGCTGTTAGTTAAATGGGATAACACTGGCTTTGCAAGCCGGGATTGAGAGTTCGATTCTCTCACGGTCCACCAGATTGACACAATTTTCTAATTATAGTATAATATGATATGAACAAATTAATTCGAGACAATCAAGTTGCTGTGTTGGTAAGCCCTGGATATGGTGCTGGCTGGTACACTTGGCACCATATTGAAGAACTAGTCTACGACCCTAGTGTTGTGGCCTGGATCGAAAACAAAGAACTTGATAAAATTCTTACCTACATGGAATTGAAATATCCCGACGCTTATTGTGGAGGGTTAGAAGATTTACAAGTAGAGTGGGTGCCAGTGGGTGCTAGGTTCCGTATAGACGAGTACGATGGATCAGAAAGCCTGGTGCTTGAAAAAAATCAACATTGGATGACTGCATGATCGTAATACAAATGTATTACAAATTCGTTGGTTGACCCAAAATAGCCAATCAGCTATAATACAGTTAGAAAGAGACAATTATGCCGTGGATTGAAAACATACCGTTAGAAAATGTAGCCGCAGGACGGCATCACGATTGTGGTGCCAACAGTATGCTGATACAGATTTCAGACCACGACATGGCGTTTCCTACACCCAAGCATACGTTTAAAGAAATTCATCAATTTACGTTTTTGGATGTAGAAGAAGAAGGTGTAACAACCACCGGTGACGGTCGAACAATTGATCTCAGTGAGTTTGCCATCACAGATGAGCAAGCAGAACAGCTGGTTCGTTTGTTGCAACATGCACAAGAAAATCGCATGAATGTTGTTGTTCACTGTCATGCTGGTATTTGCAGGTCAGGTGCAGTCTGCGAAGTGGGTGTAATGATGGGATTTTGGGATTGCGAACGTTTTCGTAGTCCAAATTTGTTAGTTAAACATAAAATGATGCAGGTCCTAGGTTGGACTTACGATGATGAGGATGCAACTCACAGTTGGCGAGCCGACTATAGACAGCATTTAACAGATAAGAAAGGAGGGCAAGATGCCTAGTGTATTTTTAGTAAGCGATACTCACTTTGGACACAAAGGTGTGTGCCACTTTACCCGCACAGATGGTGTTACAAAACTTCGCCCATGGGACTCCGCTGAGGAAATGGACGAGGAGATGGTCAAACGTTGGAACGAACGGGTAAAGCCCACTGACAAGGTCTACCATTTGGGTGACGTTGTCATTAACCGCAAGGCCTTGGGTATCATGCGTAGGCTCAACGGTGACAAGGTGCTTATCCGTGGTAACCACGATATCTTTAGAGACAGTGAATACCGTGAATACTTTCGTGAATTACGTGCATACCATGTGATGAATGGCATGATTTTGAGTCATATTCCTATTCATCCAGAAAGCCTTGGTCGCTTTGGTGTGAACATCCACGGACACTTACACGCAAATCGTGTGATGAAAGCCATGCCACCGGCATACAGACCTGACATGATTGATCCACGCTATCATTGTGTATGTGTGGAACAAACTGATTTTGCACCCATCTTGTTTGAAGACGTTATCAAACGCATTGAAGCTGAAGGTGGTAAAATAGGGTTTCAAAATGGCAATGGTCCTACCATGTAAAAGGCCTTCCGAGCCTGTAAACAGAAATGCTTACAAACGGCTGCTCAATCGCTAACGGAGAGAGCATAAGGTAACAGTTAGAGTCTTGGACACGCAGACTTTAAAGCGAGGTGGAAGTAGGTGGAAACCCTACACCAATTTAGGTCCCATAGTATAGTGGTTAGTATAAAGGCTTGTCACGCCTTAGGCAGGAGTTCAATTCTCCTTGGGACCGCCAATTTAATGGCTCGGTAGTTCAGCTTGGCAGAACGTTGGTCTCCAAAACCAAATGTCGGAGGTTCAAATCCTTCCCGGGTCGCCAGAAATATGTTGACAAGGTATAGAAGTTAGTGTAAAATAGTGTTTTCAATCGCGGGATGGAGAAGGTGGTATCTCGGAAGTCTCATAAACTTCAGATCGTCGGTTCGACTCCGACTCCCGCAACCAATAAAGAGGTAAACATGGACATTGATCAGGCGGCAGTATTTTTAGCAGGTTCAATTTTGACAGGGCTTGGATTTGTTGTTGTTGTAATAACAGCAGTTGTCATCAACAACATTATTCACAAGTATTGGAAAAGTTTTGGTTGGAAATTGTTTCCGGTGTATATGGAAAAAGAGCCGGTAACTTATGAAGAGCCAAAATTAGATAAAGATAAAAAATAATCCGAGTGTAGCGCAGTCTGGCAGCGCATCTGGTTTGGGACCAGAGGGTCGGGAGTTCGAATCTCTCTACTCGGACCAAAGAACGTTCCGTCGTCAACGGATACTCTGACCCAGAGGATAAGAAGTGGAGTGACTTCCACGGGTGGTTCAAGCAAGGGCTCAGGTGCAGTAATGCATGTGTAGAGAATCTGCTTCTACGTAAGTAGCGGTTAAACCAAACCGGCGTTAGCAACACGAGAGCGGACCCTGTCGGGGAGCGGGTGGAGGGTGTAAGTGATGAATAGACTAGTTGGGGCAACTTGACGAAATTTCTGATACACTATAATTACCGCCGAGGGTCGCAGAGCATACAAGAACACATTCGGTTGGCCCATAGCCAACAGAGACATCAGAAACGTGAGTGTGTTCTTATATGTTTTGGAGATGTAGGAAAATTGGTAACCCCAGTGGACTGTAAATCCGCCGTCGTAATGGCACTGCTGGTTCGACTCCAGCCGTCTCCACCAATTATTGTGGCCCTGTTTGGTTGCTTAACTGGACTGCTACAGGGTTTTTCTTTATGCACGGTTCGTCTATCGGTTAGGACACTGCCCTTTCACGGCAGGAAGAGGGGTTCGATTCCCCTACCGTGTACCAGTTAGTTAGAGAGATATTTTTGCGACTGTGGTGAAATAGGTAGACACAAGAGACTTAAAATCTCTCGCTGTAATGGCGTGCCGGTTCGATTCCGGCCAGTCGCACCAGTTTTTGTATGCGGGGTTAGTTTAATGGCAAAACAGCAGATTTCCAATCTTCGGTTGAGAGTTCGATTCTCTCACTCCGCTCCAGTATTTAGGACCTTAGCTCAGTTGGTAGAGCGTCTGCCTTACACGCAGAATGTCGTCAGTTCGAACCTGGCAGGTCCTACCAGTATTATGCAACGGTGGCAGAGAGGTCCAATGCAACGGATTGCAAATCCGTAAACCCGTAGGTTCAAATCCTACCCGTTGCTCCATTTATAAATATTGCACAATGAATTCCCCTAAAACATTAGTCACATGTGGGTGTAGTTTTACTCAACAACCGGGTTGGGCCGATCATGTCAACGACTATTTTGCCTACAACAAATTAGTAAACTTAGCCATTGGCGGTGGAACCAATCGCACACAAATCAATAGAATAAATGATTTTGTATTGTCCCCTTACCAATCCTTTGATTTAATTTGGCAAATAACTTTTCCAACCAGAACCAGCAATATGCGGTTGCCACCAGACCACCCAGATGTTATTAGTAAAAAATACATGCCAAAACATGACCATGGGTTCACTTACGCTCAACGATCGCCAACTAAGAACTATATTGATAGCCAACGTCATGTAGACATTTTACATGATGCTTACGTGTTAAAAAATCAAGACTTTTTTTATGCCAATATAAACAACGACATTAGCCAACTGCTATGTACCATATGGTTGGCAAACCAATTAGCCGACCACATGCTGGTATTTTTTGGGGTGAGTGATATAGATCCATTAATAGTCGAACGTATGGAGGATTTTTTTGCAAACAAACAAATAGCATTTATTCCTTATAGCCAAAACCTTCTTGAATATGTCAACTCTAACAATTTAGCATTGGCCGAGGATGGATGGCATCCTGCAAAAGAAAGTTATGTAGGCTGGGCAAACAATGCATTGATACCTGCTATTTTACAGCAATGGAAAAATTAATTTCGAAAAACACTAGTTTAAAAAGTATTTCTTGACTTGTAGAAGTTTTTCGTGTATAATACAGTTTTACAATAGGAAAAGATATGAAAACACTTGTTGACAGTCGTAGCACCCAAATTGACCTTGAAAAATGTGTAGAGCTTGCAGGCGGATCTCGGTACGATATGATTATTGCAGTATCACAACGCTTGCGCGAACTCAAACGTCGAGCACGAGAAACTGGTGCGTATGTTACTCCTATTGATGCCTTGCTGGAAATGCAAGAAGGAAAAATTGACATGATTCGATATATGTCCAAAGTAAAATGACAACAAAATTTTTAGATAGGAATCAAAATGGCAAAACAACAAACAGCAACTGAATTAAGTCGTACCTTGGCAGGACAGTGGACCAAGACCGAAAAACGAGCCGAAGCCAGTAGACAAATCACTGCTAGTCGGGCCAGTGCTCATGCTAAAATCAAGTCTTTTAAACAGACACAAATTTTAAACAAGTAACGTTATTTGTAGATGTAGTTGATAGTGTCGACGTTTTCTCGTAGTTCACGAGCGCCGTTTTTCAAGTGAAAGCGACGAGCCATTTCGGTCTTGGGACTTAATGTCACATAAGTTTGAATTTCAGGAAATTCTGATTCAATTGACTTTTGAGCTTCAACAATGAGTTCTCGACCAGAGCCGGCTGTGTAACTCCAGATGGTATAAAATACTGCGGTAGTTGCACCACCAATTGTTATAACCAAGTCATCTACTGCTGCCGGTATCGTTTCTAAAAATTTAACACAGGTAACAGCCAAAGTTTCGTCGCCATCTTTTAACATGTAGATTCGGCTGTTTGAGTTTACACGATCGGACAGGGGTATTTCTGGGCGCACAGGATCGTCCTTGATAAGAGTAGCAAGATCATCTGAGATAGTAGTAATTGTGTGTAACATTATATACGCCGTTTATTTTGTATAAAATTATTTATCAAATTGCGTGTGACAGTAAAATAACGGAGAGTTGGGTGAGCGGCTGAAACCAACGGTCTACTAAACCGTCATAGTGGCAACACTATCGTGGGTTCGAATCCCACACTCTCCGCCAGAAATGCAGGACCTTAGCTCAGTTGGATAGAGCATGGAGCTTCTACCTCCAGGGTCGCTGGTTCGAATCCAGCAGGTCCTACCAGATTAAACCTATTAGAAATCCTAGATTGAATGCAAAAATACCAAGTAAGATCATTATTGTGACATACCAGCCAGCATGGTCAATGTAATACTCAGGATGTTCAAATTTAGTGTGGTATCCTGTGTCGTCAGAGTAAATTTTCATTATGATATTTATGGACGCTGGTTACAGCAAATAAGTAGTAGTGCGCCCCTTTAGCTCATCCGGTAGAGCAACTGATTTGTAATCAGTAGGTGGTCTGTTCGAGTCGGACAAGGGGCACCAAAAGACATAAAGGAACGGTAATGAGTAAACTAAGCGATACAATTAAGGCCGCACTGGATAAGAAAAAAGGTATTCGTCATTTGGAAAACGATGGTACCGCAGAGATTAAAGTAAAACAAATCAAAACTACACCACCAACTGGTAAAAAGCCACCTACAAAAAGTGCTGGACGAGGCAGATAATGTATACGCCAAGGTACATACAATACGTTAACTTTCCTCAGATTCCTAAAGAAATGTTAGACCGTATTAATCGTGACTTCAACCAATATCGTAAAGAACCAGGCAGGGTAGCCAATCCTGATACATATTGGTGGAGTGACAGTTTCAATGAAGAAATTAATCAATGGTGCCAGCAAAATATCTGTGCTGACATGTATTTTGGATTCCAGGCAGCTGTTGGTGATTTACGCCTACACAAAGATCATGCTACAAAAATTAAACTAACGTATGTATTGGATTGTGGTGGCGACAATGTGTTGACCGAATTTTTTGATGATGACTATGCTACCAAGTTAGCATCATATCGTATTGACCCCCATCGTTGGCATATTTTTAAAGCCGATACTGCCCACCAAGTCGTTAACACAGAGCCTGGTAAAATTAGATTTTCTATCACAGGAAGAATTTTTTCATGATTAAAAAAATAGTCGTTGCTGGAGCTGGTTTCAGTGGATACTATACAGCTTTGTCATTGTTACAAAATGTCCCTGGCATTAAAATTACCATTGTGGGCAGTAGTAAGATCCCTAAACTTCAAGTTGGTGAGGCTATGGCGTTTGATGGCCCATACAACCTTAAAAAGCTGTTAGGCTTTAAAGACGATCGAGCTTTCATGAGAACGACCGGTGCCATCTACAAGTATGGTGTCAAACTAGACGAGTTCAATGGCGACAACAACGTTACCTATCACGGCAAGATACACAATTTAAAAATCAGCAGTCTTGTAAAATTTTATTCTGCGTTTGACTATCCTGACTATTATGAAACATGGTCAGCCCGGCCAGGTGATGCCGGCGTCATTGACACTTGGTTATGGGCACATCAACAAAACCCTCGAACTATGACGCAGTTTGTTGACGATATCATTGATGCTCAATATTTTTCAAGCCGACCTGTAGCGCCATACGATGCCAACAACAATTATATACTGAGACCCAATGACGGATTTTCTTATCACTTTGATGCTGATAAAACTGCCATTCTAATGCGCGACATTTGCATGACCAACTTTCCAGGTCAAGTTGAGGAGATTGATGCAGTAATACAGGACATCGAACAAGATAATAACGGACACATTGTTGGTGTTGTTTCTGACAGTCATAAAAAGATTGTCGGCGATATGTATCTGGATCTAACTGGATTCAGACGAGTGATTATGTCTCGACTTGACAATCAATCCTGGATTGATCATTCAAAGTATGCTCCTGACACTGCTATGGTGTATCCACGCAAGTATACTGATCCGCATACAGAAATGGTCGGTGCCACCACGTTCTCGGGTCTAGAGCACGGTTGGGGATTTAAAATAAATCTATATCACAGAACCGGCAACGGCTACTGCTATATGAGCTCGATGGCAGAAAACGACAAAATACATGAGTATTTACAATCTCAAGCCGGCAACTATAAAGTCAACAATCCCTTAGTGATTTCTTGGAAGTCAGGCTATTACGAACGATCATGCTACGGTAATGCTATTGCATTTGGCCTAGCATCAGGATTGATTCACCCGTTTGATGGCAATCTAATCGGAACACACAGTCGCGGCTTAGAAAATCTTATCAAGTTACTGAATCAACCTGAGCTGTCAATACAGGACATTGAAACTCAATATAACGCATTACAAAAACCCTATCTTGATGAGGTCGCATTACGAATGACGCTCATGTTGGGTTTTTCTACCAAGTCTGGCAACTTTTGGGATTTGCAAAGACAACGGGCCCGAGATGAACATTTCTTAGAACAACTGCAAGATATTGTTGAAATGAAAACCAACCACATCAATTCTCAACTGGTCTGGAACTGGCAACAGGCCTATGCTAGATTAGTTGTCAGTTGTAATGTTGATGTTTCTAAATTCAAACTACCACGTCCAACAGATCGTGACCTGGAAATGTTTAATGCGTTTTGTCAGTATAATCAAACAAGAAACAAATACATTCGTGAATCCAATTGGCCAAACTACTACGAGTGGCTCAAGGAAAACAGATTTGATGGCAAAACATCAGATGAAATATTTGACGAGTTAAATTACTAATATAAATATTCTTGCAACGCCGGGTTCTTCCGACGTCGGCATCTAAATCGACGCTTGACATAGTGCTGTCTTTACTGTTATAATAATAGCAGAACGCCGAGCCGTAGCAGAGTTCTTCTGCAAGCTCTTAAAGAAACTTTCAAATTTAGGAGAAAAAACAAATGTTTCAATTATTAAAAGTTGCCATCTTTGGCATGCTAGTTGCCCTGTCCTCAATTGTGTCAGCGCAAGGCTTTACACCCACAACCAAAACTGTTGAAATTGTAGTGCCGTACCCGCCTGGTGGCGCCACAGACAAATGGGGTCGTGTGCTAGATGAAATCTTCCAAGCTCAGGGTTGGAAGAGTGTTGTGTTAAACAAACCTGGTGCCGACACTGTGATTGGCAGTAACTATGTTGCGGCTGCTCGACCAGACGGTCACACCATCTACGTTGGTGGAAATGGATTTATTGATGCCAACATTGCCTTCAAACAACGGGCGCCTGGCATTGAATACACTGAAAACAGTTTTGATCCAATTATCTCATTGGGTGCTGGCACAGCAGTGTTGGCCGTGGCCAATAATGTTCCTGTAAACAACTATGAAGAGTTCAAAGAGTATGTGAAGAAAAATCCTGAAAAGTTTAATCTTGGATTTTGGAATACCTACACCGGTAACATTTTTTATGAGTGGGCCAAGCGAGAAGGTTTACCACGACCCAACATTGTTTTCTACAAAGGATCAGCACCGCAAGTGGCCGACATATTAGGTGGACATGTTCCTTTTGTATTTGATACCTACACTGCAATGAATCCGCATTTTAAAGCAGGCAAAGTTAAAATCATTGCCACACTAGATCGACGTGGCGTTGCTATTGTCAAGAAAGATGTTCCTGATGCACGACTTGTCAGCATTGCCGATCGTGTTCCAGCAGTTGACGTGCCAATTTGGTATGGCCTGTATGCTCCAGCCGGCACACCGCGTGAAGTCATTGCACAAATCAACGCTGTGGTCAACACTGCATTGAAAAATCCAAAATATGTTAAGGATATTGAAATGTTGCACATTGCTAACTTTGGTGGATCGCCTCAGGACCAACGCCAGGTGCAAGTTAATACGTTGACCATCATGCGAAACGTAGCCAAGAGCATTGAGTAATACATGGATACTATAGCCTATCGAGTTGGTACTAAGTTTATATACAACATCTACCCGGCCTTAATGGAGGCCATGCAGTCAGGCAATCCAGTAGAGTTTTATTGTAGAGACAGTGTATACGATCAATTCAACTGGGCTGTAGAACCTAAGCAGTCGTTGGATGAGTTAATGACTGCTTATGCGTTATCTTTACGATCCCAATATGAACGTGTAATACTATTGTGGTCGGGTGGTACAGATAGTCAAACCATCTATAATATTTTTCGACGGGCAAACATACGCATTGACGAAATATTAATCAAAGCATCAGCACACCTGGCGCAGTACCCCGACCATCACGTAGATTGGATCCGGGCCAATCACTATGATCCAACCACTATTATCACTCGTTACGATCAAAATGACACTTATTTAAAAAGTTTAGATTGCCCTGATGAGGATTGGGTTTGGAAAAACAAAGGTGACTTAGGCATGTTTGGTATGAGTACCGGAGCAGAAGGCGTTAAAAATTTAATCGAGCGCAATCATGCAGGTAAACGATGGATTGCTGTAGCTGGGTTTGAAAAACCCAGATTGATCTATAAGCAAGGGCGTTGGTGGGCTCGGCATGTAGACTTACCATTGCGTCAAACAATGAATTACGATCATCTCAACAGATTTTTCCTAGAGCCATTGATTAATATTAAGCAAAATCATCTGGTTAAACATGCAGTAAAAAAATACATTGCCAAACACAACCTGCCATTGTATGACAATGATTGGGCCGAAGGCAAGTGGCCTACTACACCCGATGGTTATCGTGATTGGGCCGTTGCTTGTGGACGCCACTTAGAATTAAGTGATGGTGCTAGTCATTTGCAAAAAATAAGATCAGCGCATTACAACACACTTGATGTTAGTAAAGAAAAATCTTATATTGACTTAATAAACAATCCAGATCCAACGTTACAAGGTTTTCTAAAAACAGAAAACAAAACAGCACTAAATTTTGTCAAAGGATTGTTTAATTTACAACAAGAAAAACGATTCATGAATTTTGTAAACGAGAATCAATATTTAAAAGAAAAAAATCAGCTACTTAATGCTAAAATGATATTCAGCAAGTGTTACGACTTAGGATCATAGTATGATAGAACCGTTAATACAAACAGATGTTGCTGAGTTTAATAAAGACACATTAAAAAAGTTAAAACCATATTTTGACTTGAATCTTGCCACGTGTTCACGTGATCAACGACATTTATGGTTTCAAAATTCTTTTACCTTAGCCAAGCATAATTTAAGCGTTGCTCATTGCATACAACACAATCATTTTCCAAGATTGCACATTGAGGTTAGGTTTAAAGACATAGGATATCCTGATTTTTATGATCCAACATTTGAAAACACAATTGGGTGTTATTCAAATTTTAAATCTGCAGATTCAATGAAGTTAGATGGCCGGACATTAACTGGCACCAAACAATGGATATCTCTTGTTGACCAAGCTGACTATGGCGTATTTAGAATTCCAGTAGACGATACCGAAGCCTATGTTTTGATTGATTTTGCTCAGGCTGATCCGGTAATTGACTTGAGTTATGCCAACCCAATGGGCATGGAAATTGCTAGGCCTGGATCAATTACACTCAACAACTATACTCTGCCAGAGGATTACATTTTAGGATATCGAAAGTATTATGAAAATTCAGCAGAATTTTTTCATATTACTAATATGATTGGATATTCATTTACAACACACTATCTTGGATTAATCGTGGCTCTGTATGAAGAGTTTAAAGAGTATGTAGAGAAATCAAACGTTAACGTTGATTTTGAAATGAAAAAAATTGGACTAGATATTGCTGGACTATCTATGTCGTGGCACGATAATTTAAATTCGGTAGACATTACTACTCCGTCTGACGCATTCTGGCATCGAAGAAATACACAATATGTTTTAAGTAAACAAACTCTTTTGAAATTGGTTTCATTAATATTAGAAAGTGGTGATAGCCGTTGGGTTGATGCTAAAAGTCCCAACAACCAAAGATTTAGAGATGCCCTGACCTTTGTATCGCACATGAAGCCATTGCACCGTAATGTAAATGAGCAAGTTTTTGTTAAATTTTAGAGGTTGACCTAAAATACCCATTTTGCTATAATATGGGTATGAAGTTAGAAATCAATGAAGTTTTACAGTGGACCGGTGCTGTGTTTATCATTGCGGGACATAGTCTCAACGCCGCAGGCCCAGCGGTCTACCCTTACAACATTCTTGCCTTCTTTGTAGGCACAATCCTGTTTATGGCCTGGTCAATCCGTGTTGTGAATAAGCCACAGTTACTAGTGAACATTGTAGCACTGGCAATTGGGCTTACAGGGCTAGCGAAAGCATTTGGTTGACCAGAAATTGCCCATTTGCTATAATACTTGTATAGAAACTAAAAAGGAGCACAGATGAATATCAGCACACTAGAAGCCTATGTGGCACAGAAGAATCAGTGGACTCGAATCTTTAAGGGCAAGGAATTGAGCTTGCTTAACGCCAAGGACCGCCAGACAATTGCCAACAGTATTGACAGCGACATGAGTCCTGAAAATCTTACATGTGATGGTGAATTGCCTCCTGCAATGGTACGTGACAAGATGCGCCGTTTAACCCGTTGTGCCGAAGAATTGCTCAGCATTGATCCTAGTGTTACATTCTACGAAATGGAAGTTTAAATTGGCCTATACCGTTTTCAAACACAACCAGGAATATGGTCCACGCAACGGACTAGAAGGACCGTTCCACTATCCAAGTGGTGCTGTTCTGTATTACGATCCCAAAGCTGGAGAGTATTACGACCCACGCACTGATTTCTATGTGGATCGGTCAGATGTTGCGATTTTACAACAACAAATTATTGACAGATTGACGCAGAAGTCTGTTTAATATACAATAGACATATAGTAATTTTTTAACCGTAACCTAAGGACACAGCCATGTCAGAAACAAGAACAGTAACATCAATTCAAGCTCGCAAGAGTTTGCTCAAAGCATTTAAAAAACAACGCCCACTATTCCTGTGGGGTCCCCCCGGCATTGGTAAAAGTGAGCTAGTAGCAGACATTACCGAAGAACTGGGCGGTTATATGATCGATCTACGGTTAGGTCAGATGGAGCCCACAGACATTCGTGGCATTCCTTTTTACAATAAAGAAATTGGCAAGATGGATTGGGCTCCTCCAATTGAACTGCCCGACGAAGAACTTGCCAGCCAGTATCCTATTGTAGTCCTATTCTTGGATGAACTTAATAGTGCCGCGCCCAGTGTTCAAGCCGCGGCTTATCAACTAATTCTTAACCGTCGTATTGGCAAGTATCACATGCCTAAAAATGTAGTTCTAGTTGCCGCAGGTAATCGTGAAAGCGATAAAGGTGTTACATATCGTATGCCGACACCACTAGCAAATCGTTTCATCCACCAAGAGATGAAGGTCGAGTTCGGTCCTTGGCAAGAGTGGGCTGTAAACAAGAACATCCACAAAGACGTGGTTGGTTACTTGAGTTTTGCCAAGCAAGACTTGTATGACTTTGATGCCAAGTCAGCAAGCCGTGCCTTTGCTACACCACGTACCTGGACCTTTGTGTCAGAATTGCTAGAAGACGAAGAAGGCGATGACGATACAATTATGAACCTGATTGCTGGTACTGTAGGCGAAGGACTTGCTGTTAAGTTTATGGCCCATCGTAAGATTGCAGGTCGTATGCCCAAGCCCGAAGACATCTTGGCAGGTAAGGAAAAAGAGCTAAATGTCAAAGAAGTGTCGGCTATGTATAGCTTGGTAATCTCCATGTGCTACGAGCTCAAAGGTGCCATTGAACGCAAGGTATCAGATAAACAGTTCCATGAAATGGCTGATAACTTCTTTGCTTACATGATGAAGAACTTTGAAACTGAGCTTGTGGTTATGGGTGCCCGTATTGCTCTTACCACATACAACTTGCCGTTCCAGCCTACCAAGCTCAAGAACTTTGACGAGTTCCATCAACGCTACGGCAAGTATATCTTGCAAGCCAGCGACAAGTAAGATGGTTTAAGGAGGGTGGTGTTATTATTATATAACACGGGCTGTGTTCGCACCGCCCTCCTACCTTTTATAAAGGGCAATTGTGAAAACACAATACGACTACTGGAAAGAAGATCATGATCAAGTTATGGCAGAGATGGCCGCATTGGGTAACGCAATGAGATACACTTTAGCAGACACTGTCCCAAATAAATATTTTAAGTATATTATTGATATAGGCAAAATGCTAGATTTTCATATGGTAAGAAAGTGGATGAGCGAAACTTATGGTTACAGTGAAGATTTAAAGAAATACCAGCCAGACTGCACCAACAAACATTGGGCATTTTCGATTAATTTTAGATTTCATAAAATTTATCTAAGAGGTGATGAAGAATTATCATGGTTTAAAATACGCTACGGTGACCCACGGTAAATAATAATCTATGTTTAATAAAAAAATCTTATGTATTGGTAATGAAACAGAACTAACAGATCAGTTAACCGGCACACTTGCTATCCAGGATGCGACCGTTAATCACGGGTTGGTCTCAACTGATGATTTTTCTCCTGACAAATTTGGTTACTATCACACCAGCATAGCCGATGTTTCAGCTGGCGGCATTGTTCTTAACTTGGCACCAAAATTTGATTCAATTGTAATGCTGGACATGAGTGTAGATCGGTATCCACATTGGAAATCATTTGTAAACACTTTCAGGCTTATGATAGAGTTGGAAGAAAAAGGTTTTAATACTGTATTTCGAGACAACACCAGTAATAAGGATATTATCTATTGGCATAATTTACTAAAGACCAATAAGAGCATATGCCTGTATCCTTTTATTAATTTAATTAATGATTATGGATCAGTAGTAATGTGTCAAAAAAATCCAAATCCCGTGACCAAGATTGAACTGATTAAAGATTGGTCAACTGATCCGGCATTTGCTCCTATTAGAAATAACATGCTGGCCGGTCTACAAATGCCAGACAAATGCCACGTCTGTTACGAACGAGAACAAGAAGGTGGCGAAAGTGCTAGACAATTTGAATCATTGGAGTGGGCTATACATCTAAAACTAAGTGACAAACAAGATTTAAAAAAGATAAAACACCCAGCTCTTTATGAAATACGTCCTAGCAATAAATGTAATATCATGTGCCGTATGTGCGATGATAAACACAGTCACTTGATTGAAGAAGAAAATAAAAAATTAGGACTTCCACCGGTCGAAGAACAATGGCGGTATCAAGATTTTCCTTACGATAAAATTGACTTTGATACAGCAAAACGAATTTATTGGGCCGGCGGCGAGCCCACAGTAATGCCTGAGTTTTATGCATTTTTACGTCGATGCATTGAGCAAAAACGAACCGACTTTGATTTATGCATTGGAACCAATGGAATGAAAATTAGCGATACACTAATTGCCTTGTTAAAAGAATTTCCTAGGGTAACTTTTAGTATAAGTTTTGACGGCTATAAAAAAATCAATGACTACGTCAGATGGGGCAGCAACTTTGATACCGTAAGAGATAACTGTCATCGTATTGTCAATGAAGGGCATTATCTAGCCTTTCAAACAGTATTCAGTTTGTATAACGCTACACGCATTCATGAAATATATGAATTTTATGATCGAGAATTCCCAGGGCTTAACAGTTTGGTACAACCTGCTGGAGATTTGAACTCTCACTTAGGGCCGTGGAATAATCCACTTAGAGAACAAGTGTTAGAATCGATGTATCGCTGTCAAGAAACCAAGGTTTACTACAACGGTGGCCGTAATACCGATGCTCTAGTGACAGAAATGATAAATCGTTACAAAAACTCTGAATGTGATTTTGACATTTTGAAAAAATTCTTTCGATACAACGATCGTTTAGATCAAGCCCGCGGTAGCCAGTTAGGCGATTACATTCCAGAACTAGAACAGGCCAGATTACTAGTGCTTAAATGAAGATAGCCAGTATCATGCCGCCAGACAGGATACCATATCAAGGATGGCAACCTTGCATCGATTGGTGTAGTCATACTTGTGAAGGACCGTGGTTGTTTATCTCAGAGGGCGTATTTGAATTTGAGTTAGACAGTGATTATGTGTTGTTTATGTTGAGGTGGGGATAATGGATTACTATTACGAAATAGATCCCAAGTATGATAGCACGGTGTTTGGTGATAAATGGCGCTATTGGTGCATGGCCAACTGCTCACCTGCCGACAATGGTAAGATGTGTTTTGCTACTCACGATGAGTTTGTGGCTCGTAGCAGTAGAGTATGGTTGGAGAATCGCAACGGTGTATATCAGGTACATCCTAAGTGGCATGGCCATCGTCGGGTAGATCCACGCGAGTTTACCTTGGTCAAACTCAAGGCAAAAACGATCAAGTGGTGGGACGACGATGAGTAAAGACGAATACTATCGTGATACTGCGGCTCGATTGGATACCATCATAGGTGGGGATACCCAGAATTTTGCACGCCTACAGCAGGCTAAAAAAGAATGGGACGCTTTGGCTGCAGAAGTGCCCATTGGCCAAGGATTCCTAACCTTTGAAGATTATGTGCGTGAATACTACGGAATCAAGCTCACTATAAATCACAAGATGAGTGGCATTGATCTTGACTATGCAATTGTAGATGAAAAAAAATACACCGTATTCCTGTTGAAGTTTGGCCAATGAAAACAACTGTTAAGAAAAATTTAATTGTATTTCATAAACCGCACGAATGGGACCAGTTGGCCTGGCGATTAAGAGACGAGTATGGTCCAAGCATAATGATTTCTTTTACATGCAAACGAAAACTAGGTTTCACAGTTCGTCATCACAAAGGCTTGGTGCCACACAGTGCGGTAGAATGGGAACAGATGAAAGAAGAAGGTTGGACACATCGCTATCATTACGAAGAACAAGTGCATCTGGACTTTTATAACGAAGCACAACAGACATTTTTTATTCTTAAATATTTAAACAATTAAATAGGACATGAAAGATAAAAAATATTTTTGTTATGAGATTTATAAAAATCTCGCTATTTGGTCTCATAACGGAAAATTGGGCTACAATCCTTGTAGTTTTTTTACTGGTTACATAAAAGAATCGACTCAATTTAATCTTAAAGATATTTGGAACAGCCCAGAACATCAAGCATTAAAGGATTCGGTAGAAAATAATATTCCAATCGAAGGATGTAAACAATGCTATGCCGCTGAAGCAAAAGGATTTGACAGTCGTCGGTTGGCATCAGTAAAACTATACGAAGAATTTCACCAGGACACCAATATTGAATTAGATGGTCCACAAGGTATTGACTACAGCGTTGGAAATCTATGTAATTTAAAATGTGTTATATGCACACCGTCGAACAGTTCTCGTTGGATTCCTGACTATCAACAATTATATCCATTAAAACCTGTTGATCAGTTTCAATTTGACAAATACAATCAACTTGAAATTGTTGACTACGATGCTTTAAAAAATATTAAAACTGTGCATTTTCATGGCGGTGGCGAACCATTAATGGCCGCTAATCATATTAACTTATTAAATCGCATCAACGAAGTTAAAGGATTATCAGATGTTAGAATCTTTTATAACACCAATGGTACGCAGATTGCAAACGAAGAATTATTGGAACTATGGAAACAATGTAAACTTGTTGAACTGTATTTTAGCCTTGATGATGTTGGACCAAGATTCAATTATCAACGGACCGGAGCCGACTGGGACCATGTGACTTTAAATTTAAAATGGTTTTTTGAAAACATGCCGCACAATCATATGTTTAAGATAAACTGCACATGGGGTTACATGAATTTATTCTACCTTAACGAATTGTTAGATTGGTACCATGACAATTTTTCCACAAATCGTTACGGCGACCTAACGAATTTTATTTTTCAAAAGGCTCATGGAGATTATGCATTAAATCATCTATCAGCCGACACACACAAAATATTAATGAACAAGTTTAAAAATTATCCAAGTCTTGTAGATCTTGTCAGTTCAATAAAAATTAGCGATCAACCACACGACAAATTTTGGAACAGTATAACAGCACTAGACCGAATTAGGAATAGCGACTTTAAATTACTCTGTCCAGAATGGAGTAAATTATTATGATGCTTTGCACAGGCAATCCTGCTCACACTACAATAGCATCCGCAATTGGACGAAAATTCCCTCAGGCTGAATTTGCCAGTCGCGCCACTGGATACGATTTAAGATTTTGGAATCCAGGTAGCGAGGATTTTTTTCGTAGTCAAATCAAAAAGTATAATGTGTTCATTAATAGCTCATTTATATGTGGTGGTGGGCAACTGGCGTTGCTCGAAGCTACCTGTCAAGAATGGACACAGGCCGGAATACCAGGACATATTATAAACATAGGTAGCACGTCTGAATTTCTAGGAGTCACTGATCCTCAGGTTGACGATCATGTTTATGGAATTTACAGTATCCAAAAACGAGCATTACGAGATCGTAGTCTACAGTTGAATAATAAAAAAGGTATAAAAACTTCGCATATCATTGCCGGAGGACTTAACGATGGTAAGCCGGAACATGCCAATTGTTTAGATCTAGATCTTATAGCTCAAACTATTGCATGGATTTTAAGCAATCCTGCAGATATACCCTTGCTAGCCATACAAAGTAAATAGGTTGACCAGGAAAGGTCTTTATTGTATAATATAAACTTAACTCCAAAGAAGTAAATGCAATACCAAATAGCATGTCGTAGCAAAGGCCGTCGAGCTCTAATAGATTCATTGATGCGAGTATTGATACCCGAACTTCGACTCACTCGCAGTCGTTTTAATCTACTGATCAAATCTGATCGTGGTTTGGCCAAACGAGACGGTATGCGTGGTGTTGTGTGGCCAAACCCAGACAATCCTATGAGCATTGTGATGCTGTTGGACTCTGCACTAGACAGTGAGTTCTTGGTTTCTACTCTGTGTCACGAAATGGTGCATGTTAAACAGTTTGCACTGGGTCAAACACAGATTCGAGACCGTGGCGAAAAACCCACATTCTATTGGATGGGCAAACCGATACGAAAGGTTTACTGGGACCAACCATGGGAACAAGAAGCTTGGCGCCGAGAACGGGT